TACCGACACGATCGCGCGTCCGTCGCTGGCCGAGCAGTTCGCCGCGCTGAGGACCGGCGTCGAGTCCGGCGTGATCACGCGCAACGAGGCGCGCGAGTGGCTCGACCTCGATCCGCTGCCGGGGCTTGATGAGCCCATCGTCGCGAAGAACATGGGAACCGGCGGCGGCGGCACCAACCTCGGCAGCGACACCAGCGAGGAAGCGGGGAGCGTGAATGACTTCACTTGAGCGCCGCAGCATCGCCATCGAGAAGCCGACGGGCCGCACCCTGAGCGGACTTGCCGTCCCCTACGGCAAGTGGTCGCGCGAGATCTCCGAGCCGTTCGCGCCCCAGTTCCGCGAGAAGATCGCGCGCGGCGCGTTCGGCGACGTCGGCGCGCTCGACATCAAGCTGCTGTTCAATCACGACGGCGGCGCGCTCCTCGCGCGCACGCGCAGCGGCACGCTGCGGCTGACCGATACGGCCGCTGGCCTGCGGTTCGACGCCGATCTCGCCGACACCACCGTCGGGAACGACGTGCGCGAACTGATCGCGCGCGGCGACCTGAGCGGCGAAATGTCGTTCGGGTTCTACGTCGACAAGGACGAATGGAACCCGCGACGAACCGAACGCACCGTCACCGCCGCGCGGCTCGTCGAGCTCAGCGTGGTGGTGGACGCGGCGTACGGCGACAGGACCTTTTCGAGCCTGCGGAGCGTTTCCGCGGCTGCACTCGAAGCCGCGGCGCTGCGGCTCGAAATCCACCAGTACAGGATGAGCAATGTCTGACGAACTGAACAACCTTGAGAACACCGTCCACGAGTACCGCAAGACCCTCGATGCCTTTTCGGCGCGAACGGGTGCGAAGACGCACCACGTCGAGATCCGGGGCAGCGGCGAGGAGCGCGAGAAGATCGCGCGCATCGACGCCGACCTCGACGCAGTCGAGCGTGCCGCGCAGGATCGCGCGGCCCTTCGCGCCGCCAACGACCGCATCAAGCAGCTTGAGGAGCAGCGCGCGCAGCCGCAGTTCCGCGCGGTCGCCCCTCGCGCTGAGGCCGCGCACGACCTCGCGTCGCCCGAGTACGCGAAGCGGTGGCTGACGGCCGTTGCGCGTGGCGACGCCGCCGAGATGCGCGCGCTCGCAACAAGCACCACGGGCGCTGGCATCCCGACCGACATGGAGCGCCGAATCGTCGAGAAGATGTACCAGGCGAACGTGCTGCGCTCCATCGCCCCGGTGTCTTCCATCGACTCCAAGCGCACGATTACCGTGGAAGGCAATCTCCCGACGACGGCGCTCGTTGCGGAAGCGGGATCTATCACCGCGTCCGATCCGTCGTTCACAACCGCGATTTCGGTCGTGCCGTACAAGTACGTCTGTGCGACGCAGATGTCGCAGGAGTTCATCGAAGACGCCATCGGTCAGGGCGGCATCGGCAGCGGCCTCGACTGGGTTGCTTCGCGCATCGGCCTCTCGATGGCGCTCAAGATGGAAGAGGCGTACACCACCGGCACCGGATCGAGCCAGCCGGAAGGCATCGCCGGATCGGCGGCCAATACCGCGCTGGTGGCGCTCTCTCAGGTGACCGACCTCGGCGCCAACGCCGTCACCACCGTCACCGCCGACAACATCATCGACACCGTGCACCTCGTGAAGCCTCAGTACCGCAACTCGCCGCGGTTCCGGTGGCTGTTCTCCGATACGTTCTTGCGCGTCGCGCGCAAGTTGAAGAACTCCGTGACCACCAGCGGCTCGACGGAGTACATCTGGACGCAGGCGCAGTCCAACGCCGGCACGATGGTCGGCGGCGCTCCGGGCCTGCTCTACGGCGTTCCGTACAGCATCGGCCAGTACGTGCCGACTGCGACCACCAACAACCTCATCTTTGCCGTCGTGGGCGATTTCAACTACTTTGAGATCTTCGACCGCACCGGAATGACGTCGCTCGTCGATCCGTACAGCGCGGCGAGCACGCACTCGGTGACCCTCTACACCTACGCGCGCACGGATTCGCACATCATGAACGCATCGGCGTTCGCCGCGATCACCTGCTAAGGCATCTTCTACCTGCCCCCTCCGGCCGAAAGGCCGGAGCGGGGTTTTATGGCAGTCTCACTCTCGACCGTCAAGGCGGCGCTCAAGATCGACTACACCGATGACGACACCGAGTTGACTCGGCTCATCGGTGTGGCGACGTCGTGGGTCGAGTACTACACGGGCATCAAGCTCACGCAGGCCACGCGCACGATGTACCTGCGCGAGTTCGCGCGCACGGCGTTCGCCGACTACCCGTACGTATCCACGACGAGCGTGACCTACACCAACGGCAGCGGCGCCACCGTCACGATGACGAGCGGCACCGACTACTGGGTCGACCTCTCGGGCGAAATCAAGGCCATCGAGTTCCTGAACGAGCCGTCCATCAAGGAAGGCACGCTCATCACCGTGACCTACGTCGCCGGCTACTCGACCGAGCCGAACGAGGTGGTGCAGGCCATCATCTCGCTGGTCGGCCTGTACTACAACAACCCCGAAGCCGCGCAGCCCGTCGGGCTGACGACGGTTCCCCTGGGCGGCCAGTTCATGCTTGAACACCTCCGAATCCGGGGCACGTTCCGATGATCTCGTCTGGCCTCACTCGTTTCCGCGTGAACGTGCTGCGCGCCGGCTCCAACAACCCGGACGCGTACGGCCGCCGCACGACGACCACCACGAACGTCGGCACGATCATCTGCGACGTGCGCGAGTCGATGCCGACCGAGCAGGCATACGGCGACGGCGTGGCCGCCGTCGGCACCTACGAGCTGCGCACGCGGTGGCCGAACGTCGGGCGGCTCTCGATCACCCAGATCGACAAGCTGCTCTATAAGGGAAAGACCCTCCGCATTGCGGGCATCCGCAACCTTGACCAGGCGAATCGCGTGGCCGTCATCGACGCGGTGGAGGTCGCATGAGCGCCGGCACGGTCACCGAAACGTCAACGGTGCAGCAGACGATTATCGCGACGCTCGAGAACGTGACGTCGGCCGGACGCCGGATCTACTACGGCAGCAGGCTGCAGACGTCACTCCTTCCCGCGATCACGTTCGAAGTGACCTCAAGCGAATCGGTGAGCGTCGGAAGCGCGCCGCTGTCGGCGTTCTCCATCACGTTCAACACCGTCGCCGATTCCGCATCCGACGCCCTCACGCTCGCCGAGTCGCTTTACGGCGCGCTCGTGCTGGAGCTCTCGTGGGTGCTTGTCGAGAGCGGCCGTGCCGTGCTTCAGGAAACGCAACCCGAGAACGGCGAGGAAGCCGGACTCTACATCGCCACCGTCGGTTTCACGTTCTACGCCTAAGGAAACGCCATGCCATCACCCACCACCGCCGCAAGCGTGAAGTTTGGATCGTCGACGACCGTCGTCGACGTCGCGTCGGCCACCGCAAGCATCAGCCGGAATCAAATCGACATCACTGCCGTCGGCGACGGGCACCGGCACACGGCGCAGGGTTTCTTGCAGGGCACCGTGCAGATTGAGGTGTTCTACGAATCAGGCTCGACCAACGCCGGCATCCTCAGCAACCTCTCGACCGGATCGAAAATCAATGATGTCGAGGTCATCTGGGCTTCCGGCAAGTCAATCAAGGGCGACGCCTACGTGCAAGACGCGTCGATCACGGTCGCGCCGAACGACATCGCGCGCTGCACCGCGACACTCCTCTTTTCGGACAACGCCATCACGGTGGTCGCGTGAGCCAACTCCTCGATGCCTTTCTTTCCCGGCCCGCCGTCGTGACGTTCGACGGCGTGGTCCTTCACCTCAAGCGGCCGACCGTGGCGCACCTCATCGCCGCGCAGGACGCCGAGTCGCGCGGCGAGTTCATGCCCGCGTGGTACGTGTTGCACCACGTCGTGAAGGCCGACGGCTCGGCCGAGTTCTCGAGCATCGAGGTCGTGCGCGAGCTGAACGCGCCGACCGTGCTGAGAATCGCCCGGCTCATCGAAGCGCTGTACGTGGAGGGATTGGACTTGCCAGCGCCGCACGCGAAATCCTGAGTGCGGCTGAAGTCAAGGTGCAACTCGATACGCCGCTCGCCGTCTTCCTGGGAATGAG